CTCTTACGCCGGCCTCCGAAGATGTCTGGTCGGATTTGCTCCGGCGTCATTTCGATCAGCGACGCCACCGCCATTACGTGATGCGGCGGCACCTTGTTCCAAGCGGCGACGTTCTGGTGCGTGACCTTGAGGTGCCGGGCGATCACGCTGGCGAACCCCGGCTTGGAGAAAATAAACTTCATGACGTGATCGCGCTCGGCGTCCCGCCGTGGGCTAGACTTTCTCATAATTTCGCCCCGCATGAATCGTCTGGCTTCGACAAGTGAGTCCATCACTGGTTACTCCCGCAGTTAAACAATAACCCTTTGATCGGCTAACATAGCCTCTTGTAAGTATTTTTCAACCGGCTATGTTGTACGGACTACAGTGCGACTTGGATTGATCGGTCGCTCACGGTGGGCGATGGCCCGCAGAAAGGCAGCAACAATGGCAGTAGCCAAGAAGAAGAAGTCTAAGGTTGCGATGGTCCGTCATCCGTTTCTCTATCGTCTGGAGAACGGCGACGGGACGTCGAAGGTCCGCAAAGCGTGGGCCACGGTGGAATATGCCACCAAGGAGGTTCAGATCACGTTGACGGCGGCGCACGTGCGCAAGTCGATCAACGCCAAAGGTGCCGGCTCGACGTCAGCCTGCGCGATGGCGATCTGCACCTATAACCACTCGGACGCGTTTCCACACGCGGTCGAGGGTCACGTCGACTGGCAGTACTCACGCGCCTTCGTCGTCACCAAGGTCGACAAGCACGGCCTGCCGTCGAAGTGCAAGGTCTACGAGCACAACGACCGCTGGGTCGCCAAGCTGAACGACACGCAAGGTGGCCAACAGAAGTTGCTGGAGCGCATCGAGCGCGATGGCCCGGTCACCGTGACGCTGAAGCCGCACCGCGTGCGCTCGGCGATTGGCCGCTCTGGCAAGGATCGCCCGGTAACAGGTGCACGTGACGCAGCCAAGGGCGCAAAGGGTGCCAAGCTGCGCTACGCGGTCTACAAGCTTGGATCGATGCCGGCCTAGTTCGGTGTAACGGCATCGCCAGTTGACGTTCGGGTGGGCCCCCGCCCGGACGTTGAGAACCCCGCGTCGCTCCACCCTCATCCGGTGAACGGCGCGGGGGACATCTTTCAAACGGAGCAAACAGAAATGCAAGTCAGGAAATGGGATGGGCTCCCGATCAGCAAGCCCGGATGGGTCTCCGGAATCCCCATCGAGAAATATCACTCCGCCGGCATCTGCAACGGCCCAGCGGTGTCATCATCAAACCTGCGTCGGTGCTGGACGCACTCGCCCGCGCATATGAACGCGCAGTGGTGCGAGAACCCGAAGGCCGAAGCGAAGGCGTCGACGCGCGCGATGATCCTCGGACAGGCGGCGCATCACCTCTTCCTCGGCGAGGATGGCTTCTCCACGAAGTTCATCGCACAACCGCCGGAATATCCGGACAAAAAGACCGGCCTGAAAAAGCCGTGGCACAACGGCGCTGATTTCTGCAAGGACTGGAATGCGCGGCAGGGCGACAAGATCATCGTCACGCTGGACGAGTTGCAGTCGATCATCGCGATGTCGCAATCGCTCGCAAGCGTACCACTGGTGCAGCGTGGCCTGTTGAGCGGGTACGTGGAGACGTCTGGCTTCTTCAAGGATGGCGAGACAGGTCTCTGGATCAAGGTCCGACCCGATGTGATTCCGACTGACAGCGGCGACTTCGCCGATCTCAAGACGGCGAGCGAGGTGATCACGCCGGCACTGATGAGCTCGATCAGAACCTACGCCTACCACATGCAAGGCGCGTTGATCTGGGAAGTCTGTGAGATGCTCGGTCAGCCGTTCGAATCGTTCACACTGATGTTCATCGAGACGGCGAACCCGTACTGTGCGCGCACGGTGCCGATGACGGACAAGGCGCTTTCGTTCGGTCGTCAACAGAACCGGCTGATGCTGCGGCAGATCAAGGGCTGCATGGACATCAACCGCTTCCCGGGACCGGGAGAGGATGACCTGCAATCGCTATCGTTGTCGAACGACGAGTTCGCGCGGATCGAGGAACGGTTGAAACGGGAGGGACTCGCATGATCAAACCCGGCAAAGGCGACGTCGTATACGATGCGCCACCTGACTTCGACGTCAACGGCACCATAGAGCAAGCCCTTCGCGACGGCATGAGTGTCAAGCGAGAGGGCAACCAACTCATCATCGAGAAGGGTGACCGCCCGTTCAGTGCGGCCAACAACGACATCCGCACGCAGCGCGCCACCCGCTCCGATCACAGCGTCGCCAAGATGTTGCTGCGTGTGGCGAACGAACCCAGACGGCCTGACCTAAGCCCGGATGGATTCAAGTCGCACGCAGGCCCGCTGCGCAACCCGGCATCGGAGGTCGATGACCGCGCTCTGATCGACCACGTGCATGAAGCAACCTTCACCGATCCGGTTGGCTTGCAGTGGATCAAGGACAAGTACGATCTGCGCATGATGCTGCGGAGGGCTCATTGTTTCACGCTCGACCGCGACACCTCGCGGATGGTGGCCGACTTATCGGTTGCGATTGCCGCCGACTTGGAAGCGGCTCGTCCGCTGGCAATCCCGCCATTTCCGGTGACGTGGATTGAAATCGACAACACCGCGCGGCTGGAGCGGGTCAAGGAGCTCGGCATCAAGCTGACCAAGACCGCTGCCGGCGAAACCGAAGCCGGGCCAGCGGTCGAGCGTACCGGCTGGCTGATCTGTCCGGACCCGAGAGTCAATGGAGCCCACTTCGCTCGATACTTCACGCGCATCGATAGTGGCGTCTGTACCGGACCGATGGCGTTCTGGTGGAACGTGATAAGCCCGAGCCCGAACGATGAGGTGAATCTCGATCAGGCCCACCACTGGATGCGCGCGCTAACCTTCGGCGTGCGCCATGCGAACGTCCATCCCTACGATGCCTGCCTGTCTGCCCATGACGACAAGATACGCGAGAGCGATCTTGTCTTGATGCAGGAATTGGCCGGCGAGCTCCGGCATATTTGGGGATTTCTCATCGCGCTCGGTGCCGGCCAACTCGGTATGGAGTCGAAGTTCACGCCGCAGACCAAACCAAAGATGACGCCGCCGACGATGAAGAACGGCAAGCCGCTGTTGCCGCTCGAACACAAGGTCCTGCATCTGCATCTCGCGAAGCGGTCGACGGTGGAGAAGGTGATCGCGCGTGCTATCACCCACCACAAGAATCGCGAGCACGAAGTCAGGGCGCACTTCCGCGCCTTGAAGAACGAGGATGGCACCGTGCGCAAGCGCGTCCCGGTGAAGTCGCACAAGCGCGGCGATGACCGGATCGGTGTGATCGAAAAGACCTACGTGGTGGAGCGATGACCACCAAATGAAACAGTGCATCGTCTGTAGCAAGAAGTTCAGCGTTCGCGGTCCACGCGGCCCGAAGGAGGGTCGTGGGCCAAGGGCCAAGACCTGCTCATCACGATGCACAAGACAGGTCTATCTCCGACATCTCGCAGAACAACGAGTCGAACGTCAGAAGCGCATCAAAGTCTCTTGTGAAGGTTGTGGCCGGCCCTTTGAAAAAAGCGCATCCGACAACAAGAAAAAATTCTGCTCCCCGTCATGCAGAACAGTTGCCCGCAAAAAGCGGGATCGGAAAATTGAGCCGCGCGATAATTGCGCGCAGTGCGGAGGGCGGATACCTCGCAAAGCGAAACGCTTGGTCACCGGGCGCAGCTACGCAGGCGGGCGCAAACGCTGGATACTGGCAAGCGCACCGAGAACGAAGTTCTGCTCGAACCAGTGCGCGTGGGATTACGGAAATCCGAGAAGGAAGCGGCATCAAAGGACGTGCATAATCTGTGGGGAAGAGTTCATCGGGACCAAGCACCAACGGTGCTGCTCGATCAAATGCGTCGGTCACATACCGCATCCATCAAAGCGCAAGGACATCACGGGGCAGAGGTTCGGTCGTCTTGTCGCGATCAGAAGCGAGGTGCGAAAGCGGAGCGGGCGACCGGCCACATGGTGGCTCTGCCAATGTGATTGCGGAACGCGGAAGTGGGTTGTCATCACAGCGTTGGGTAGCAAGCGACCACAGAAGTCATGTGGCTGTTTGGTCCGAGAGAAGGGCCACAAGCGAGGCGGTCGAGCACGTGACGTTCGTCACGCCTGCATAATCTGCGACGAAATTTTCATGGGTCACCCTGACCGTAACACTTGCTCTGATGGGTGTCGCAGGGAGGAGAAAGCCAATGTCAAAAAAGCATGGAGTATAGCCAACCGAGAGTACATCAAGGAATACAAGAAGCGACACGAGATGGAAATTCTTTCAAACCCCAAAGGAGAAAAGCAATGGCTGTTAAAAGGTCGAGCGGAGTTAAATCGGGTAAAGCGTCTGCTAAGCAAGGGCAACAGCGAAGCCTCCCCAAGAGTCTCGCCTTCGCCGAAGCCGGCATTCACACCGCGCAGCAATTCGCTGGGCTGATGTCGGCATTGATGACCGACCTTCTCAACGGATCGGTGACACCCGGAATCGGCAACGCCACTTGCAATGCAGGCGGCAAGTTGCTGAAGATGGTCGAACTGAATCAGAAGTACGGACAGGCGCAGGTCGAGAACGGGCTGAAGAACATGCAGCTTGTAACGCCCGATCCGGTGACGACGATCAAGTGAACAGGCAAGTCAGAAAGGAGCAAGTGAATGGTTGATGTTGCAGAAATCGAACGGCGCGTTGATCGCACCATCGCTGGTGCCGTCGTCGTCAGCCACGACATCGGTGGCGTGAAGTTCACCTCGATGATCGAAGTGATGGAGTTCGCCAAGTTGATGGCGGTCTCTGGCGCAGCGGTGCCGGCACATCTCCGGGGCAACCCGGGGGCGTGTCTCGGCATCGTGGTGCAGGCACTGGAGTGGCGCATGTCGCCGTTCGCCGTAGCCAACAAGAGCTACATCGCGAACGACCGCACCGCCTACGAAAGCCAGTTGATCCACGCCATCGTTGAAGCGCGGGCCCCGCTCAAGGGACGGCTGCGGTTCGAAATACTCGGCGAGGGCGATGAGCGGCGCTGCAAGGTGTCGGGCACGTTCGTGCGCGAGGACAAGCCGCATACCTACACCAGCGAGACGCTGGCCAAGCTGCGTGACGCGCGCGGGCGCAATGATCGCGGACAGGTCAAGGGCTCGCCGCTGTGGGACACCCAGCCCGAGGTGCAGTTGTTCTATTCGGCATCTCGCACGTGGGCGCGGCTGTACTGTCCAGACGTCATCCTCGGCATCTACGCCGTCGATGAACTGCCGGCTGAGCCGATTGACGTAACACCGAGCAAGACGGAGGCGCTGGCGAAGCGGCTGGAAGAGATGAAGGCGCAGCACGCCGAGCGCCGAGGGTTTGATGCCGAGCACGTCTCGCGTGAGGCGACCAAGAGCTCGGTCATAGAGGGCGAAGCCAATCCCGGCAACGCCGAGAAGGGAGAGAAGGATGAGCGCGGAAATGAGTCTGACGTTGAAGGACGGCAAGACCGTTCTGATGATCGAGGCGATGGAGATCGAGACCAAGGCGGAAGCCAAGCTGATGGCAGCGATGGTGGAGAAGTGGTCGGAGAGCCTGCCGGATTCGAAACCGAGAGTCAGGAAGGCCAAGGCGAAAGCACGTCAGGCGGCGCGACAGGGCCGAAAGGAAAAGCCAAACGGTGACACTGAGGCAGCGCAAGCCGCGCTTGTCTGATCCGGGTTACCTCGCGTGGCTCCGCCGGCAACGATGCGCCTGCGGATGCCTACAGCCACCACCATGTGACGCCGCGCATCTTCGTGCGTCGTCTTTCGTCTACGGCAAGTCTAACGCCATGGGACAACGTCCCGATGATCGTTGGGCGTTGCCGTTGAAACACCTGCACCATATGGCGCAACACTACTCAGGCAACGAACTTGCGTGGTGGGAGTCGCACGGCGTCGCCGATCCGTTCGCGCTCGCTCAGGATTACTATCGGCGATATCAAAGGAGCAAGCATGACGACAAAGACCGAGACGTTTGACGGCGAGTATGCCAACGCCAACGACGATGAACTGCATCAGATAGAAGAACAGGTGAACGCGGCCAAAGACCTGCCGATGCCCGAGCGTGGCAACAACATGGTCCGGATACTGGCGCGCTTCCTGCACAAGCGCGGCAAGCTGCCGACCGATCTCAAGAAACACCTCGACAACTGAAAGGAGCAACCGATGCTACAGGACTTCGAACGTGGCGGCATTACCGTGACCGCCAACTTTTACAACGCTGACTATCAGGCCAAGCTTCAGCAACTGACGCCGCAGGAACTGACAGACCTGTTCGACCACACCGACACGCAGATCGACAAGGCCGCCAATGCCAAGAGGAAGATTTGCTGTTCGTCTTTCATGTGCGAGAAGGATTGGTGGGGCACGCCGCTGTGGCCGATCTTCATGAAGATCGCAAACCAGAGTCCGTATCAGGCAGGGTTGTTCTGGGGACTTGTGGTAAAAGATCGCGTGATCCATCGCGCGATGTCGACTGGCGAGCAATGGGGCTGCATTCACACCGAACTGCCGAACGCCCGTGGCCTCACCTACTGGATGATGATCAACGCACAAGGAATCCAACAATGATCGAACCAACACCGATGATGCCGCGCACTGGCAGCGGCGTTCGCCCCAATGAGATCGAGCGCGACATCAGGCAGGTGCTCTCGCGCCACACGCCACCGCCCGCGCGCGAGGACAACGTCAGGATCGATGACCTTGGCCGCATGTCCGCCGAGGCTGTGCTGACCCAGTACGAGGCCGCAGCCAAGGCGGTCGAGGAGATGGGCAACGACGTCAAGACGATGGTGAAGCGGCTCGGTGAGGCGCTGATCGAATGCAGCACCGACATGAAGCACGTCGCGGAAACGGCGGCGGCGATCCGCGAGAAGGGCAAGCACTCGCAAGCCCTGATCGAACAGGTGAGCGCGTTGTCGTCGGAGATCAGAAAGACCTGCGACGAGTTCAAGATCAAGGTTGGTCTGTGAGCCTGACCTTTAAGCGCAACAAGACGACGGGGACGCTGCAAGCCGCATACGCCGGCAGCGTCCGCGTCGGATACGTGGAGAGCTCAGCGACCGACCGGTGGCTCTGGTCGCTCAATACGATCCAGCCACAGGGCGGTCGGGCCAGCGGAATCGCTGAATCTGAGGAAACTGCAAAGGCTGTATTGACTAAAGCGTGGCTTGTGTGGGTTAGTGCTGCCGGCCTGAAGGAGCAACCATG